CATATCGAGTTGTACCGTACAAGGTCAATTCATCCATGTTTGCTAATCCATCAACCGCAGTAACAAATGCAGATTATATCAAGAATAATATCTGTAAGGCGTATGACTACATCTATACTGGTCAAAATACAGATATTCTCAAGTTTGATATTGAGATTAACAATGCGTTCTTCAAAGGTATTAATCCATCACCAGAACAGCAAAATGCAAGAAGTAATCTAGCAAATCCAGATCAAGGTGGTGTGGTAGCGGCGTTGTCTAAAACTTCAAATGTGCAACTAGGTGATTCTGCACAGGATTTAACTGAAATTAGACCGGCATTGTTGAAGAATGCAGCATTTATGCGAACTGGTACGCAAGCCGGTGGTAATGGGTTGGCTAATACTGAACGTATGGTCGGTGAACAAATGCACAATATATTCATCGAATCGTCAAGTGCTGATATGGTTAAACTTAATTTGGAGATTTTAGGAGATCCATATTGGTTAAGCGATCATGGGATCAGTAACTGGTACCAACCAGCATCTCAAGACACACCACAGAAAAAAGAAGATGGTTCGATGAATCATCAGGACAATCAAGTGTATCTATATATTAGATTTAGATCACCAATTGATATTGATACGTTTACTGGGATGTATACGTTTGCTAAAGATATTGCGGCTATGAAAGAGCATGACTTTAGTGGAATTTATAAGGTAACAGCATGTGAAAGTATATTCTCGGGTGGTGTATTCAAGCAAAAGTTAACGTGCTTACGAGAAATCAGTCAATCCGTTGATTCATCTAATAGCAATGCAACTAAGTCTGGTATGTCAATCATGAATATTGGTGGAGATCAACCATTACCATCGACATTAAATACGCAACTTGACATTGCAATTCCACCTAACACCGCAACAACAGCACCATCCGGTGCTGGTGATATGACAAAACCACAAGACCAAACTGGAATAACAAAAATGATGAACTCAACAGCTGGTAACGATGCAATAACCCCAAGCGGATTACAAAACCTAGGATAACACATGGCAGAAATTACAAGACCAGCCGCGAATCGAACAGGCGGTGCAAAACTTGGTAACGGTGTATATGAGGCACGTATCGTAAACAACCTAGACCCAACTTACATGGGTTGCTTGGAAGTTACCTTATTGAAAGCACAAGCTAACGATACCGGTGATGAAAATCAATCATATAACGTTAGATACGCCTCACCGTTCTTCGGTTATACAACGAATGAACACATGGGACAAAACACGGCTGATAAATCATCAACCCTAGATTCATTTAATGATACCCAGAAAAGTTATGGTATGTGGTTTGTTCCACCCGATATCGGTGTAACGGTGCTGGTTATATTTGTTGATGGTAGTGCAGATAAAGGCTACTGGTTTGCATCAGTACCAGCAAGATTTGCTAATCACATGGTACCGGGAATTGCTGGTTCATCACGTGTTGATATGGATAAGACTGATTCAGGTGCATACGATACCAAAAGTCCGTTACCAGTTGGTGAAATTAATAGACGTACCAACATGAAGGATAAAATCAACGATCCAGCTAATGCAAAAAAAGCATTACATCCAATGGCAGCGTGCTATTTGGAACAAGGCTTGGTTGAAGATAGTACTCGTGGTGTAACCGATAGTTCTAGTCGCAGAGAAGCACCTAGTATGGTGTTTGGTATCTCAACCCCAGGTCCTCTGGATAGACGTAAAGGTGCTAAAAAAGCAAAGATTGGGTCGAACCAAAGTCAATCTCCGTCTGCAGTTCCGGTAAGTAGAATGGGTGGTACTCAATTTATCATGGACGATGGTCATGATGGTAAGATAAGAGAATCTTCGGCAGCGACTGGACCTATGAAGTACGTTGATGTGGTTGGTGGTGGTAAAGGCGATTCTAATATTCCATATAATGAGCATTTCAGAGTACGAACAAGAACAGGTCATCAAATATTGATGCACAACTCGGAAGACTTGATTTACATCGGTAATGCCAGAGGAACTGCTTGGATTGAACTTACCAGTAACGGTAAAATTGACATTTATTCACAGGATTCTATATCGATTCATACCGAAAATGATTTGAATATTAGGGCAGACCGCGATATTAACATGGAAGCTGGACGCAATTTCAACTTAAGTGCTGGTGCTGATTCCGGTTTGGGTGGAATTCACATGGAAAGTGCTGGTAATACAACACTTTTGATTGGTGCGAACGGGCAAATTACCACGTCGGCTAATCTTGAAATAGCGAATGGTGGTAATCATATAGTCACTGCCAACCAGATACATCATAATGGGATTGCAGCAACACCGGTTTCAGCAATGAAAGTTCACGACAACCCATTGACTAGTTCAAGTAATGCTTGGAAAACGGATAGGTATCAGGCAAAGAAGCCATTCCAAAGCATACTAAAAAGAATTCCAATGCACGAGCCTTGGTCGATGCACGAGAATTTAGATCCAACAAAGGTTGTACCAGACAAAACAGATATATCAAAGGAAGGGAAAAAACGTGGCGAGTAAACTCTATAATCAAACAACGGTTGCTACTAATACCGCATCTATTGGTGATATAAACAACGGTGCGTTTGTGTACAAAGGTTTTTCAACCTTAAACAACTCAAATAACACACAAACGTATGATATTAACTTGGTTAAACAAGACTTAATCAATCATTTTTATATCCGTAAAGGTGAGAAGTTAGAAAACCCAGCATTCGGTACTATCATTTGGGATATGTTATTTGAACCAATGACACCACAGACTAAGAAACTCATAGCCGATGATGTACAAGCCATTGTCAACTATGATCCAAGAATGCAAGTTAATAGTGTATCTATTACATCCACTGATATGGGCATCCAGATAGCAGTTAATTTAACTTATCTACCATTCAATGTCAATGAGCAGATGACGTTAAACTTTGACAAAACGAATGCAATACTAGTCTAAAATCTAGCCAAAAAGCTGGCTAAATAGTTAAATCAAGGAGTAACAATGACCACGACTACACGCCAGAACGATCTAATATTAAACGAGGATTGGACTAGAATATACCAAACCTTTAAGAATGCTGATTTCAAATCGTATGATTTTGAAAATCTACGCAGGGTAATTATTACCTATATACGAGAAAACTACCCAGAAGATTTCAATGATTACATTGAATCATCCGAATATATGGCATTGATTGATGCCGTGGCGTTTCTCGGCCAGTCATTATCTTTTAGAATCGATTTAGCTAGTCGTGAAAACTTCTTAGAACTAGCAGAAAGAAAAGCAAGTGTACTCAGAATCGCACAGATGCTGAGTTATAAACCAAAAAGAAATAATGCAGCTAGTGGGTTGTTAAAATTCACTTCTATTACCACATCTGAAGAAATATTAGATAGTAATGGTAAAAACTTAGCACAGCAACTCATTACATGGAATGACCCAACTAATTCTAATTGGTATGAGCAATTTATCTTAGTGCTAAATTCAGCAATGACTCCTAATACTGAGTTTGGTCGTAGCCAAGGCACCGCAACCATTGGTGGTGTAACATCAGACCAATATCGGTTTAATACAATCACGACTGATGTACCAATTTATTCTTATACCAAATCAGTTGCCGGTCGTACAATGGCATTTGAAATTGTCAGTACTTCATTCAAAAATAGTGAATCCATTTACGAAGAACAGCCATTAGCTGGTAATCAACTTGGTTTTGTTTACCGTAATGATGGTAGTGGTCCAAGTAGTACCGATTCTGGTTTCTTCTTGATGTTCAAACAAGGTAGTTTGGAACTAGCTGACTTTACAATTGATGTTCCAACAACTAATGAAAAAGTAGCAGTTGATACTGCTAACATTAATAATGACGATATCTGGTTATTCGGGTTGAGTTCAACTGGTGCACAAACTAACCAATGGGCTCAGGTTGCCAACCTAGTTGGCAATAATATTGCGTATAATAGCATATCAAGAAGTGTTCGTAACATTTTCAGTGTAACAACAAAAGAAAATGATGCAGTTGATTTGATATTTGCTGATGGTGTTTATGGTAACTTACCTCAAGGTAAGTTTAGACTTTTCTATAGAGTAAGTAATGGACTTACTTATTCGGTATCACCAACCGAAATGTCTGGTATTAACATTGCAGTTCCTTATGTTAATTCGGCTGGTGCTGCACATACTGTAACTATCGGATTAGCATTACAATCTACTGTTTCAAATGCATCTGCAACTGAAAGTGTGGATAGTATTCGTACCAACGCACCTGCTACTTATTATACACAAAACCGTATGATCACAGGTGAAGATTACAACTTAGCCCCGCTTGCTAGTTCACAAGACATTTTAAAAATCAAAGCAGTTAATAGAACATCGAGTGGTATCTCAAGAAACTTTGAAATCATCGATGTTAGTGGTAAGTACAGTTCTATTAACGTATTCGCTGATGACGGTTTTATCTACAAAGAAGCAACTGAACGAGCATTATCTTTTAAGTTTAGTAACAAACTCGATATTATCAATTTCATTAGAAAGTCAGTTGAACCTGCGTTGGCTGGTACTGACGTTTACAACTTCTTTTTCACGAAGTATAACAAAAAACTATTTGATACGGTAACTCCAACAACTTGGGTATTAAAAACATCCGATGTCAATTTGTCAACTGGTTACTTGCATGAAAATGGAACAGTGCAGAGGGTTGGTCAGGCGTATGGTATTGGAAATTTATCATACATTTCATACGGTGCAATGGTTAAATTCACCCCAGTTGGTGGTAAAGCATTTAAAAATGGATTGATGGTTGATATAGATCCGAATGATCATCAACAAGCTGATAGAATTTGGGCTAAAGTGATTCGAATAGTGGGTGATGGGTCTAACGCAGGCTTGGGTGTATTAGCAAATGGGATGGGTGCTATTTCATTCAATGATGTTATCCCAGCTGGTGCTATATTAACCCAAGTTGTTCCAAAATTTGTAAATGATTTACCAGCAGCTTTAGAAACTGAGATGGTTAATCAAGCATTTGAAAACTTGAATTTTGGATTGCGATACTCGGTTGATGATACATCGTGGCATATCGTATCGGCATCAAACATAGACTTAACCGGTCATTTCAATCTTGAAAATGCTGGGAGTGTAACTAATAAGAATGTTGATTCTTCTTGGATGCTTGCATTCGTTAAAGAAGCGGATAGTTATTCGGTGAAAATTAGGGGATTGGATTATGTGTTTGGTAGTATTTCACAAAATAGATTCTATTTTGATTCACACGAGAAAAGATATAACGATCAAGTTGGTAAAGTGGTTAAAGATACGATTAAAGTACTTGGCGTCAATACGGCTGGCGATTCATCAACTCAATTGAAATCAGATGTACCTTTTGAAATCAGTGACGTGGTTCAATACGATGATGGATACGAGAGCAACGTTGAAGTGAAATTGGCATTCAGTGATAGTGATAGTGATGGTGTTATCGATAATCCAGATGCATTTGAAATGATTGTTGGTGGTGATAATTCATATTCGTTTGCAAAACGGATAACTGATGCTAACGGTGATTCGGTATACGAAGCAGTTAATACGTCAACAGTACCAATTTTCGTATTAGGGACATCGGATGGTATTGATTTGACAAAATATGTGGATAACCAATTGTTGTATTTCTACGTTGAAAATGAAATCAAACGAGTTGACAATACAAATGGCGTTCGCTCTCTTCAGTTAGAACCAACATACAATGCAACACGTGCTGAGAATTATCTGTTCTTCAAAGAAGTACAGGATGGCGCAGGTAGTGTAGTATTTGAATTAGTTGATACTAGTATCGAACCGGTTATTATTTTTGAAACGGAACAGAATTTCAAATTAACCACAACAGTTGACGGTGTTCTTAAAAACCTATACAACGATGGACAGCTTATCTATTTTTATACCGAATCAGAAGACTTTGTAAAACGAGTTAATAACGTAACTTCTACATTAACTATGGCTAGTACTTACAAAGCTAATGTCGGGCGTTCTGGTTTGAAATTCCAATACTTACACAATTCAAGTTCTAATAGACGAATTGACCCAAGTGTGAGTAATATCATGGACATTTCTATCATGACACGTTCATATGATGACGCATTCAGAACATACTTAGCTGGTGGATCTACGATTGAACCAACACCGCCGAGTAGTGATACACTAAGAATTAACTTTGGTGCTAAATTGAATGCCATCAAATCGATTAGTGATGAGATAATTTACCACCCAGTTAAGTATAAAATCTTATTTGGTACAAAAGCCGATCCAAAATTGCAAGGTCAATTTAAAGTAGTTAAGAATCCAAATAAAACAATCAACGACAATGACCTTAAAGTTCGTATTATCACAGCAATTAACACGTTTTTTAACATCGCGTACTGGGACTTCGGTGATCGCTTTTTCTTAACGGAGCTAACTACATATGTATTAAATGCAGTGTCGCCGGACATTAGTAACATTGTCCTTGTACCAAGCCAAACAGATCAGGTATTCGGTAGTTTATTCGAGATTCAAAGCAAGCATGACGAGATATTAGTCAGTGGAGCAACCGTTGATAACATCGATGTTGTAGCAGCAATCTCAGCGACCGAAGTAAGAGCAGTATCAACTGCAATAACTAACACAACGAACTAAAAGATCATGACAGACCAATTATACCCAAAAAGCCAACTTCCAATTAGAAAAACCGAAGAATTATTACCCGGTGTTTTTCAAACGGATGCCAATAAGAAATTCATGTCAGCCGTGGTGGACCCACTTGTACAACCTGGTCTTTTAGAAAAGACTGTTGGTTATGTCGGTCGCCGGTACGGAAAAACTTACAGAGGAACTGACATATATTTGGATTCAGACAACTCATTGCGTAGTCGGTATCAGTTAGAACCCGGTGTTATTTCTACGGATAATGGGAATATCACGAACTTCTATGACTATATTGATTTCAAGAACCAATTAAAATTCTTTGGTAATACATCAGAGCGTGATGATTTAATCACGTCACAGGAACATTATTCATGGAACCCACCGATAGTATGGGACAAGTTTATTAACTATCGTGAATATTACTGGGAACCAAATGGACCATTACCAGTTCCGGTTAATGGAGCGAATGCGAATATTGTTAGTGAATATGACATTACAGTTGATGATAGTACGTTTGTATTCAATGCAACTGCACCGAACGCATTGAATAATCCAACAATTAACTTATACCGTGGGCAAACGTACAAATTCAACGTAAATGCACCAAAAGAAGGGTTCGTAATCCGCAATAAGTATGATACTGGTTCTTTGTTGTATAATTCAGTGTATTCATACGTAGATGGTCAACTTGCAGTTTATGAAAATCAATTATTGAAGGCGAAGCACACGATACCATCTAGTGCTAAACCGGTTAAACCAGATACATCAGCTAATTCCGCTGATTGGGATGTGATTCAGTTCATCTATCAATCTGAAATTTCGTATTTTAATCCAGGAAACGATTACACGATTGGTGAGTTTGTAGTATATGATGATTTTTTGTGGCAAGCAACTGAAAGTATACCAGCTAATACAACTACTATCGTAACACCAGCAAAATGGAGAAGTCTAGGGGTTGTTGTCAACACACCGACGTTGGATTATAACAAAGGAATTACTAACAATGGGATACCAGTTGGTACGATTACGTTTGTTGTACCGTATGATTCACCTGATGAATTATTTTATCAAAGTCCAATCGACCCAAACAAGTTTGGTAGATTCACAATTGATGATATTTCCGAAAATACAGCAATTGATGTCGAAAAAGAAGTAATTGGGTTAAAAACGTATACAAGTAGTAATGATATCGTATTCACAAACGGTATGGTGGTAGAGTTCCATGGTTCGGTAACGCCACGAAAATATGCATCTGATACTTGGTTAGTTAGTGGGGTCGGTACTGCAATTTCATTGATACGGTTTTCTGATTTAACGACCACTTCGGTTTCGATTAATGTACCATCGGTGATGTTTGATAATAGCGGATTTGACACAGAACCATTCGATAATGCTGCATTTTATCCAGGTGATCAAGATTACATCACGATTTCACAGTCCAGTGTTGATTCTAATCCATGGAGTCGTTATAACCGCTGGTTCCATCGTTCAGTATTAGAGAATGCATGCAAAATGCGTGGTGTGGAATACACTGCGCCTGAAACAATGCGAGCAAAACGCCCAATTATTGAATTCACACCTAATTTGCAATTATTCAATCATGGAACGCATGCAAAAGTAGCTGTTGATATGGTAGATACCGTTACAACTGACGTGTTATCAACCATCGAAGGTGCAACGTCATATAGTATAGATGGTGAACAGTTATTCACTGGTGCTAGAATCTTAATCACTGCAGATAGTGATAGATTAACTAATAATAAAATCTACGAAGTGATATTTGTAAGACCGGGCACGTCAAATATACCTGTTATTCACTTGGTTGAAGCGTTGGATTCGGAGCCACTGTTAGGTGAATGTGTTCTTGCTAAATCTGGCAAATCTGATGGTGGGTCCATGTATCATTATGACGGTACACATTGGATTCGTAGTCAATCAAAAACTAGCACGAATCAAGCACCGTTATTCGATGTATTTGATGAAAATGAAATAAGTTTTTCAAACACGGAGTCCTATCCATCGAGCAATTTCACTGGTTCCAAACTTTTAAGTTACAAGGTTGGTAATGGTAGAGTAGATACTCATTTGGGGTTTAGTTTAAGTTATTTAAACATTAATAACATCGGTGATATAGAATTTAAGTGGGATTTTGGCTTAGATAGCTTCGTTTTCACCGAAAATAACACCAAGATAACGACAAATCTATCAATTGGGTATTTCCGAAATAATTACATTGGACTTGAATACTCCAACGGCTGGATTAAAACAGACAATAAGTACGTCCAACCAGTGATTGGTAGTTTTATTGTAACAGAAGTTACTAATGAAATAAACTTCACACCCATCAACTTCTACGAATCAATCCCAGATGCGTGGATTCTTAAGTTTTATGTTAATGGCGAGCGATTGAATGCAGCGTATACTCGTGACCAAAACTTATTCACCTTTAATACAGAGTTTAACGTTGGTGATGTTGTATCATGTAAAGTTATTTCAGAAAACGAACCAGATACTGGGTATTATGAAATACCAGTTGGGTTGGAAAAGAACCCACTCAACACTGAATTGTCAACGTTTACATTAGGTCAAGCGGATGACCATATTCGGTCAGCCGTTGATTTCCATGAAAGATTCACTGGTACTATTCCTGGGGTATCAAATCTTCGAGACATTGATAATTACCAGCAATATGCGACCAGATTCTTGAAACATTCTGGTATTGCACCACTTGCAATCAGCGTGCTGTGTGATAAAGAGCAAAACATTATCAAAGCATTGCGATATGCAAAGAAAATGTATGTCGAGTTTAAGAATAATTTCTTAGACAAAGCCGCGTTCATGCCATTGTCTCCTATAGCAGATGCGGTTGATACTATTATCGCGGAATTGACAAAAACAAAGACAGTTGCGAGCCCGTTTGCTTATTCTGATATGATTGGCAGCGGTGCGTATACCAAGTTAGAATATGTTGTGGAAAATACGGATACTACCACATATCCATTATCAAAAAAGTTTAATTTAACTGACTTGAGTAATAGTGCGGTATATGTTTACGTTAATCGGTTAAATGCAAAAGGAACCTACACAAAAACACACTTGTTGCATACACTTGATTATCAATTCAATGATGTTTATGGTTATGTGAATTTTTCATATGAACTTAACGTTGGTGATATTATAGAAATACGAGAATATGTTTCTACTGCGATAAACTACATTCCAACCACACCATCGTCTATTGGTTTGCATAAAGCGTACACACCAATGATATTCATGGATGATACTTACACAACGCCACGCTTGGTAATACAAGGGCATGATGGTAGTATCACAGCTGCACATGAAGACTATCGTGATGATTTGTTGCTAGAATTAGAATTACGAATCTACAATAACATTAAACAGCAGTATGATCCTGCTATTTTTGACATTGATGCTATTCTTGGTGGTTATTATAACAGTGGTATGTATAGCAAACAACAGTTGGATGAAATAGTTCGTTCTGAATTTTACAAATGGATATCTGCTTCCAATATAGACCATGTACATAACACTTGGTATGAAGAATTAAACCCATTCACCTATACATATAACCAATCACTAGACCCAACATTAACTCAACGCATACCTGGGTATTGGCGTGGGGTGTATAGCTGGTTTTATGACACAGATCGCCCACATCGTTGCCCATGGGAAATGTTGGGATTCTCTGAAAAACCAACTTGGTGGGAATCAGAATACGGTGTTGCACCGTACACAAGCGAGAACTTTATTCTATGGGAAGATTTGAGAGACGGTGTGGTTCGCCAAGGTGATCGCAAAGGAACACATAGTAGATATGCTCGTCCGAATTTGTTAGATCACATCCCAGTTGATGCAAATGGAAAATTAATAGACCCAATCGCAGCTGGTTTAGCTAATTCGTTCAATAGCTTTACCGAAACGGACAACTTTGTCGTTGGTGATATTGCACCTGTGGAATATTCATGGCGTTCGAGTTCAGATTGGCCATTCGTTGTTAGTATCGCATTGTGTTTATTGAAACCATTTGAATATATCACTGATAGATTTGATGTATCAAGAACTAAACTGAATAAACTAGGTCAAACTGTACACAATTCTACGTCGGTGTTTGTTACTCTTGACGATATTGTGATTCCAACGAATAATGAGTTATCGGTTGGTCTGGGTTCATACTTGGTTGACTTGATTAAATCAAATGGTACTGATACCGCATTGGTCGAAAAGAAAATCAAAAACTTGGATGTTAAATTATCGACACGATTGTCTGGGTTTGCTGTACTCGACCAGCAAAAATATCTTTTAGATAGTAAGCATCAATCAACGGTTGGTAGTGTATTCGTACCACCCGAAAATGTTGATATCATTTTCAATGTTAGTTCGCCAATCAAAACGATTACCTATAGTGGTGTTATTGTTGAAAAAACAAATGGTGGTTGGATTATTTCTGGATATGATAACAATAATCAATATTTCAATTATTTTAGTGTTAATCAAGCTAATAGTGATCCACAGATTACACTAACAGCAGTTGACAGTTCATCGCTGATGTCGGTTGGTGGTGTTAGTCAACCATATACCGTGTGGCAACCAAATGTTACATACAAAAATGGTGAGATTGTTAAGTATCAAACGAAATTCTTCAAAGCATTAAAAACTAACACACACGCTACCTTCGATAACACATATCATGAATGGCAGATGATGAAAAACCTACCGATCACCGGCGCAGTTTCTGCGGTAAAACGTTCATCATTTAACAGATTTAGTGTCAAGGTGCTTAATTATGGTACTAAATTAGGTTCATTGCAAGAAGTGGTTGACTTCTTATTTGGGTATGAAGAATACTTGAAAAGTATTGGGTTTGTATTCGATGGTTACGATAATAACACACAAACACCAATTAATTGGACAACCAGCGCCAAGGAACTGATGTACTGGACAAAAAGTAATTGGGCTGAAGGGTCATTGATTGCATTGAGCCCAATTGCATCTAAAATTGAAATTTCGATGGGTGGTGGTGTTGCTGAAAGCGTGGTTGACGGGTTTTATGATTACGACATATTAAAAGCGAATGGACAAGCTCTCACCTTAAATGAACTTGATATCACTCGTTCTTTCCAAAAGATAACTGTCACACCGACTTCGAGTACTGATGGAATCTATTATTTAAATTTATATAGTGTTCTAAAGGAACACGTTGCTATATTTGATGATAGAACGGTATTCAATGACGTCATATATGACAAACCTACTGGATACAGACAAAGTAGAATTAAAGCACATGGGTATAGAACTGTCGATTGGGATGGTGATTACACTAGCCCAGGTTTCTTGTTTGACAATGTATCAATTTTACCATGGGCTGCGTATACTGATTATAAACTTGGTGATATCGTTTCATATCGTTCGAATAATTGGACTAGTGCGACTAATCAACTTGGAACCGCAAACTTTGATGATACCAAATGGACTAAACTTGATTCAACACCAACAAAAGAATTGATTGCAAACTTTGATTATAAAGTAAATCAATTCGAAGATTACTACGATGTGACATCTGAGGGTATTGGTGATAATCAACGCAGTTTAGCAAGGCATGCGATCGGCTACCAAACACGAGAATATCTTCAAGATTTAGCATCGGACCCAGTAACACAATTTCAGTTATACC